GCATGTACATATGTGGGTGCATCTAAATTGAAAGATTTGTCTAAATGTGCCACTTTTATTAGAACCAACAATCAATATAATAAAATCTTTGAGAAATGATAATTATTATACCAAATAAAGATTTAGAACCAGAGTTTAGAGAAACACCTTCAAATATTACTTGTTTATGGAATTTGGGGATTGATTATATGACAAATACAATTAATGGAATAATTGAAGACAAAGAATATATTGTTTTTTGTTTTGACAAGTATGGCATCAAAACAGATAATAGATTTAATACATATAGTATTGCCATGAGCGAATCAGGAATTTTTATTGAGATTACCAGTACAAAATGATAAATTTTAAAGTAGTAAGGTGGAAGAATTTTCTTTCAACAGGAAATGAATTTACAGAAGTATATTTGGACAAAGAATCAACCACATTGATTATTGGCGAGAATGGTTCAGGCAAATCAACTATTCTTGATGCTCTTTGTTTTGGTTTGTATGGTAAACCATTTAGAAATATTAATAAGCCACAACTGATTAATAGTGTAAATGAAAGAAATTTAGAAGTTGAAGTTGAATTTGAAATTGCAGGAAAACACATAAAAGTTTGCAGAGCAATCAAACCAAACAATTTTGAAATATATGTGGAAGATAAATTAATCACACAAGATGCTGCTCTTAGAGACTATCAACAATATCTAGAACAACAAATTCTTAAATTGAACTATCGTTCTTTCACACAAGTAGTCATTTTGGGTTCTTCTACATTTGTTCCATTTATGCAATTATCTGCAAAAGATAGAAGAGAAGTAGTAGAAGACATTTTGGACATTCGCATTTTTACATTGATGAATTCAATTCTAAAAATCAAGTCCAAGACTTTACAAGAAAGTATTCAACAGAATGAAAATCAAATTCAACTCACAGAAGAGAAAATACGGCTTCAAGAGAAGTATATTCAGAATGTTCTAGATAACAAAGAGAATTTGATTGAAGAAAAACATCAAAAAATATTAATCAATAAAAAGTTGATAGTAGAGAAAGAAGAAAAAAAACAAACCGTCCTACAACGCCTCTCCGCACTCAGAGAGACATTAGAGAACAAAAAAACTACATTATCCCGAATTACAAAGCTTCAGATTACATTTGCTGCACTAGAAAACAAATACAAAGATGAGAACAAAACATTAGCATTTTTTGATGATAACACCGTGTGTCCTACATGTACACAAGAAATTGATGAAGAACTTCGGCAGAAGAAAATAAAAGAAAAACATGATAAGGTTCATGAGATTGGTGATGCTCTGAATGATTTGAAAAGATTAGAATCAGAAGAAAAAGTCAAGATTAAAGAATTTGAAAGTATAGAAAAAGAAGCTTCAAATCTTTCTATTGAAATTGCAACTATCAATTCATCAGTCACAGAATTGGAAAGGTTTGTCTATAGATATGAAAAAGAAATAGAATCTTTTGAAAACAATCAAGTTAATGATGAAGACAAAGAAAGATTACATGAACTAAAAACAGAACTCAAGTTTCTTGAAAAGAACAAACTTAAACTAAATGAAGACAAGGTTTATTTAGACACAGCTAAAAATCTTTTGCAAGATTCTGGAATCAAAACTAAGATAATTAATAAGTATCTTCCAGTGATGAATCAATTGATTAATGCTTATCTTTCACAGATGGATTTCTTTGTTTCTTTCAACTTAGATTCATCATTTAATGAAAGTATAAAATCAAGACACCGTGATGAATTCAAATATGCATCATTTTCTGAAGGTGAGAAAATGAGAATTGATTTGGCACTTTTGTTCACATGGAGAGCAATTGCAAAGATCAAGAATTCAACCAATACCAATTTGTTGATTCTTGATGAAATATTTGACAGTTCTTTGGACACTTCTGGAACTGATGATTTTCTCAAGATTCTAAATACGTTTGCTGATCAAAATGTTTTTGTGATTAGCCATAAACAAGATATATTGTTTGACAAGTTTCGGTCAGTCATTCAATTTAAGAAAGAAAAAAACTTTAGCAGGATTGCAGCATGATATACCAACTCTTACCACCAGATAATCCGATTCTCAAGGTTCCATTGTCGGATGTGAATTTTGATAATTTTTCTGAAACTTTTCACTTGACACCACAGGAATTATATGATAATCTAATAGAATCAATGAGAACTCACGGAGGAGTTGGACTATCTGCTAATCAGTGTGGATTGATGGTTCGTGCCTTTGTGATGTACACTGATTTGGATATGAAAAACCATCAGATATTTTTCAATCCGAGAATTACTTGGGAGTCAGAACAGACAGAATTCTATGAAGAAGGCTGTTTGACTTTTCCGATGCTATTTTTGAATATCAAGCGTCCGTATGCAATTGAATTTACATATCAAGACATAAATGGAGAAGAACAAAAAGGAAAATATGCTGGAATCACAGCAAGAGTTTTTCAACATGAATATGACCACATGGAAGGAACCAACTTTACACAGAAAGTTTCTAATCTCAGATTGAACATGGCAAAGAAAAAAGCAGCAAAAATTTTGAAAAAACAAAAATTTTCTCAAAAAAACACTTGACATTTGATTTTTGTTATGATAACATTATATATAGTTAAGATTGAGAAATCTCAATCGTTTTAATAACTTTTTCTTGAGGTGAACGGATGGCGCACGAACTAGAAGTAATCAATGGCGAAGCACAGATGGCCTATGTCGGAGAAGTACCTTGGCATGGTCTAGGATTCAAAGTTGATCCAGATTTAACTCCTGCTGAATTTATGGTGATGGCAGGACTTGATTGGACAGTTGATTTAGAAGATTCTTATGTAACACACAATGGAAATAAAGTACCAACTGGTCAGAAAGCTTTAGTCCGATCTTTGGACAGTAAAGTATTGACCAATGTTGGTAAAGGATGGAATCCAGTACAGAATGCAGAAGCATTTGACTTCTTTGATGAATATGTCAAAGCAGGTGATATGGAAATGCATACTGCTGGATCATTGAAAGGTGGACAACTTGTTTGGGCACTTGCAAAAACAAAAGAATCTTTTGAACTGTTCAAAGGTGATGTGACAGATAATTATTTTCTGTTCACAAATCCTCATCAATATGGCAAAACAATCAATATTCGGATGACACCAGTCCGTGTTGTTTGCCAGAATACTCTTACACTTTCTTTGAATTCAAAGTCTTCCAGTGAATTGACAGTAAACCATCGTAAACAATGGGATGCTGCATCAGTCAAAGAGCAGATGGGAATTGCTCGTGAGAAGATGGGTCATTACAAAGAAATGGCAGAATTTCTTGGAAAGAAGAGATACACCAGAAAAGATTTGGTTGCATACATGAATCAAGTCTTTGGTAATCCTTCTGATGAAAAGGATTACGAAAACGAAAAAGTCAACTCAAGGTTGGCCAGTAAAGCGTTGGAAGTTGTTCACACACAACCTGGTGCAGAGTTTGCAGAAGGTACATGGTGGCAAGCATTCAATGCAATTACCTACATGACAGATCATCTTCAAGGCCGAACTGCTGATGGTCGTCTTGAATCTGCATGGTATGGTAAAAACCGAAAAGTCAAGTTGTCAGCACTTGACACTGCTCTTGATTACGCTGAAGCAGCATAATCAAAACATGGGACCCGTTAGTTGAGTTGGTTACAACATCGCCCTGTCACGGCGAAGGTCACCGGTTCAAGTCCGGTACGGGTCGCCATTTTTTTTCATTTTTTTGAAAAAAATATTGATTTTTTGTATAAATAGAGTTAGGGAAGGGCATTAGTAAATGCTCTTAATGTCAGTCATGCTCTACATGATACTGACAATTTTAATTAAAAGAGAGTGAAACGCTTCGGGTCTCACTCTCTTATCTTGCTTTCTAAAAGGAGAATAACATGACAAGCAATATTACAACCTACGATCCTCATCATTTCCGAACACTCAGTGTAGGATTTGATAACATCTTTGATTCACTCTTTGATAATGTTTCAACTTCCAATTATCCACCATACAATATTATTAAACACAATGATGAAAATTTCACCATTGAATTGGCTGTGGCAGGATTTGAGAAAGATGATATTGAAATTGAAACAAAGGAGAATCGGATTTCTATTCGTTCTGTGATTGCGAAAAATGTTGAGACAAAGGATTCCGATGATGTATATTTACATAAAGGAATTTCTAAACGTCAATTCAACAGAACATTTACTCTTGCATCAGATGTATTTGTCAAGGATGCAAGCATGGTAAATGGTTTGTTGAAGATTCATCTGGAAAGAATCATTCCTGATGAGAAGCGACCTAGATTGATTTCTATTAACTGATTATGAAACAGGCACTCTTCGGAGTGCCTTTATAGGATGTACTTGTGGACAAAATCAACTACAAATATAATGAAGACAATTTGATTCTAGAAATTGTTAATTATATTAACAAGACCTACCAACAGCACTATTCTCAAAATCAATTTCAAGCAACAGAATTTATCATTGATTCCGGTCATGGTGAAGGCTTTTGTATTGGAAATATCTTGAAATATGCTCAGAGATATGGTAAAAAAGATGGGTATAATCGTAAAGATTTGCTCAAGGTAATACACTATGCAATAATGGCAT